GGTATGCAGAAACAACATCCGTTAAGAAAAACGGATACAGCTGTTTTTCGTCGTGTACGACCTTTTGGCTCTGCTGTAGTAACAAATCCTGCAGATGGATATTCTGAAACTCCGTCAATCACACCGGCTAATTTCATTACATCTGAGGGCACAACTCCAACACCTAACACTATTAGTTACACTGATGTAACTGTTACCCTTGAGCAGTATGCAGTGCTTTTTAAGTTCACCAGCAAAGCGGAACTCATGTACGAGGACGACATTCCGGCCGATATGAAAAAACAAACTGGCGAGACACTCGGTGAAATTGCTGAGCTTGTATGTTACGGAGCAGTTAAGGCCGGGTCCAGTGTTCTTTATGCCAATGGATCTACTCGTGCAGGTGTAAATACTGCGATCTCTCTGAACAAACTTCGTGCAGCTGCACGATCAATCGAGGCCAATCGTGGTATGCATGTAACGAGTAAAATTTCTGCAGGTCCAAACTTCGGTACAGCTCCGGTTGAATCTTCTTACGCAGTTTTTGTTCATACTGATTGTGTTGCTGATATTCGTGATCTTCCTGATTTTACTAAACGTGTTGAGTATGGAAGTGCCATAACTCCGATTCATGATCGTGAGTTTGGTTCTGTGGAAGATTTTAGATTTATCAAGTCTCCGCTGTTTGCTCCTTTTCTTGCTGCTGGTGCTGATGAAGCTGGAACTGGTATGAAATCTGCTGGTTCATCCAAAACCGATGTTTATCCGATGATTATTATGGCCGAAGATGCTTGGGGTCATATTTCTCTAAAAGGCAACGGTTATACTGGAATTTCTCCAACCATCATTTCCAGCAAAACCAAAAACCATGCTAATCCTACTGGTATGTTTGGTTACGTTGGTGCTGACTTTTGGTACGCCAGTGTTCGACTTAACGAGAATTGGATGCTTCGTATCGAGACTTGTGTAACTGATATTTAAATCTTTTAATCGGCGAAAGTTTTAAGCTGCCCGTTCAAAAATGAACACACTCACTTGGGGCTTTCGCTGATTAATTCTTTTAACAAAGACCTTGTAATAACTTCAGGGCAAAGGAAAAATTTATGAGTAAATCAAGTCAAATTTTTAATTCACTTTCCAATCATAGGACTGGACGGGCTTTGAGAAGTCTTTTCGGTAGTAATGCGCCGGAAAACATAAAGACTCTTTTTGATGTGAAAGATAGTCAAATGGCTTCCGCTGCTGGTGCAGGTCTTAGTCCTTTAGTCTGGGATTCTTGTCCTCGAGGTCAAATTTTAGTTGATCCTACTACAGGTCATTTTATTGGTGATGATTTTACCTTCACTAATGCTGAGAGCTACACAACAGCGAAAGATTATGTTTTAGCTGGTGCTAATGGAACTTTTGCAGCAACTGCAGCAGATCCAAATGGAGTAGCACTTTTAACTGCTCCGGCAGTAGACAATAACGAATGTAATGTTAATCATGCAATTAATCCTGGTGTTATTAAACTGGATGCTACTAAAGACTGGTGGTTTGAAGCGAGGGTTAAAATCAGTCAAATTACTACTGCTCAAGGTGTTTTTGTTGGTTTGATTGAAGACAGCATCACAATGGGCACTACCTTCATGACTGATAACACAATGGCTATGAAAGTCCAAGATAACATTGGTTTTCAAATTCTTGCCGCAACCAACACAGCTGCGATTTGGCAGGCTGTTCATACCTTGACTGCTCGAGTTGCTGTTGATGCTACGCTAACAACGGCCGCTGTTGCTTGGGTAAAACTTGGTATGAAATCTGTTCAGGGTGTAGTTAGCTACTTTGTTAATGGTGTCCCCCTTGCAGCTACAACATCTGCTGCAGCTAATTACCCACTCGACAAGTATGTTGTTCCTGCATTTGCAACTAAAACTGGTTCTGCTGCAGCAAATACACTTTCTGTTGACTGGTGGTATGCAGCGCAAACTCGTTAATTTTTATCAACGCAATTTTTAATCTTTACATAAGGAATTAATCTCATGAATTTAAATGACAACCCTAGAGCAAGCACACTGGCCGTTACTAATGGTGGTGTAATCATGGACGCTGATGGTGAGGAAGATTTTGAAATTACTGAAACAAATTTGATCTTCATAATTGATGGTCTTTTTTATACTGTGGCCAGTGGTGATGGTGATATTAAGCTTGATGGTTTTACAGTTACTTCAAAATACTCTGCTCTTTTTCTTGCCTGTGTAAGTACCGCTGGAACCATTACTGTAACCAAGAGCGCAGAAGTTCTTAATGCAGATATTACTAACGGAACTGCTGTTTTACATTGGCCAGTACCAACAGCTGGGACTTGTCCTTTTGCTGGTATGGTAGTTACCAATGATTCTGATGCTGTCTTTACTGGAGGCACAACTGATTTGGACGCAACTGACATTACAGAAACTGTTTATGATCTTTCCACTATGCCAGCTACTCCAATCGCGGCTGTAGCTACTTAGTAATTAATCTTAACCTCGAGACAAGGGGTTTAATCGCCTCTTGTCTTTTAAAGGAATTAACAATATGCCTAAAATTAAAAAAGACGCCATTGGAGATCTTATTGATGCCGTTAAGGATTCTGCAGCATCGGTAGATGATTCTCCAGAAAAAAGTGTTTCGACCGAAATTGATGAATCTCTTGATCTTGAATCTCCTGAGTTTGTGACTAAAACCGAGCTTGAAAGTTTTGGTAATAAAATGATCCTGTCCATGAAGGATCTTTTTAAAGAACAAACAGATGTTCATCATGACTTTATGGGCCAGGCTCCAGCTATTCCCAGTCAGGAACTTGGTGTTGATTCAAGGGGCATTGACCCTGTTGCTGCGAACGACTTAATTCCACAGGCCGAACTTGAAAGTTTCATGAATCAGATCTTGACAATCTACGTTCACCCTACATCCAACAGAGAAGAAAATCCAGTCTTGATTCCCGCTGTTAATAGTATTAATCAACCCGTTATTCGGGGTCAGGCCTCAAAGGTCAAGCGCAAATACGTAGAAGCCCTGGCTCGTAATCGACATACTGGGTATGATCAAAAAATCGATCCATTGAATCCAGAAAACTATACCATGGTTCCGTGCATGGTCGTCAAAGACCCTTTTACTGTCCAACACGATCCGAGTCCTCGAGGTCCTGAATGGCTTAGACAAATCTTATGTGAGGCGTAACTCTAATGAATTTTCTCCAACTCAGTCAAAGACTCCGACAAGAAGCAGGGCTTTCTGGATCTGGACCAACTACTGTAGTTGGACAAACTGGTATGTCTGGGCAAGTTGTCGACTGGATAAACACAGCTTACATTGATATTCTTTCCCAACATACTAATTGGCTTTTTATGCAGGATGATTTTTCATTTGATACTGTGGCTTCTCAAAGAGAATATTCCATCACAGAGACTGGTGTGACTGATTTGGAGAAATGGAAAATTGATGATTATGACTCCTTTAGGATTTATTTAACCTCAGCCGGTGTTGTTAACGAGCAAATGCTTTTCTTCTTGCCTTGGTCTGATTATCGACAAATGTATCTCTTTGGTGCGACAAGAACAGCTGAGGGTCTGCCTGGTTACTTTTCGATCCATCCTGATAAGTCGCTTGATTTTTATTTGGTTCCTAATGCTATCTATACGATTACCGGCGAGTATTTTAAAGTACCTGCTGAAATGACTCTTGATGCATCAGAACCAATTATTCCAAGTCAGTTTCATATGCTAATTGTTTGGAGAGCTTTAATGTTTTATGCTGGTTTCGATGCTGCAAATGAAAAGTATGCCGCTGGTAAATCTGAGTACAATAAGCTTCTAATGCGTCTTGAAATGGATCAGCTTCCAATTATGACCTTTGGAGCGCCTTTAGCATGAAATTTCCTTATACAAAAGTAATTGCCGAATACACTAAGTTTATTGGTGGGCTTGATCAAAAATCAGCTGCTATGACATTTCCTCCGGGATCTGTTTATATGGGTAAGAATTATGTATCAACAACTGATGGTGGTTATCAACGCATTGATGGTTATGAGCGTTATGATGGTCAAGCTTCACCATCAGATGCTGAATACTATCAATATACTGTAACCTTTGATGATGTTGTTGCTGTAGGTGATATCATAACAGGAACAGATAGTGCATCGACTGGAGTTGTTATTTATGTTGATAGTACAGCAATTCAAATAACTAAACGCTCAGCTGCTTTTGAACTTGAGGAATTTACTGTTTCTGGAGTAACTAAGGGTACAATCACAGAGCTTGTTGGTGATGCACCAGCTGTTCTTGCTGATGCAATAGCTCAAGCAGCTGCGGCTGATGTTTATCGGGAAGACATTTCTGCGCCAGCTGGGGCTTCTACTGCTGTGCGAGGTCTTGGTCTTTTGAAAGGAATTCTTTATTGTTTTGTTGATAACATAGCCGGAACTGCTGGTGAGATTTATAAAGCCACCGAAAGTGGTTGGTCGGCGATTACACTATTGACTGAAATTTCTTTTAATCTTGGCTCTGGTCTTATTTCCGAGGGGGATACGATAACCCAAGTTTACACTGGGGCGACTGCATTAGTCAACCGTGTAGTGCGTCAATCTGATGCTTGGGGAACCGCAGCAACAGGTAGATTGATTCTTTCTGATATAACAAATACTTTTGATGCAACAAATGAACTTCAGATTGGTTCAGTTACTCAAGCGACTGCAACTTCTTTAGCAACTGCAATTACCATCACAGTTGGTGGTCGGTATGATCTTGTAGAATATAATTTTGGTGGTGATGTAGATACTACTCGACTTTATGGTTGTGATGGAGTTAATCGTGGCTTTGAGTTTGATGGTACTATTTATGTTCCTATTGAAACTGGCTTAACAGATGATACCCCGCTGCATGTTAATGCACATAAGCTTCAGCTTTTCTTTTCTTATCGTAGTTCAAGTTTTAACTCAAGTCCAGGTACTCCTTACGAATGGTCTGCGGTCACAGGTGCCAGTGAAATTGGTATTGGTGATACAATCACAGGTTTTAAAGACCTTGCTGGTGAAGCGCTTGGTATCTTTGGACGAAATCACACCAAGCAATTAGTTGGTAACAACATAGATGATTTTGTTCTTAATAATATTTCTAATGAAATTGGAGCGCTTCATTACTCGATTCAGCAGATGGAAAATACATTTGCATTCGACGATCGTGGTATAGTTCGGATCGTGGCGAGTAATGCTTATGGTAATTTTCAACAAGCTACACTTAGTCGTAAAATCCAACAAACAATTGATAATTTAAAAATTGTCTTTAAAGCATCAACTATTTACCGATCAGATGATCAATATCGAGTTTATGGTA